TGTGAGTAACCTTCTACCAATTGCTCATCATTGCCTTCAATCGCTTCTCTAAGTTCTTTGGCAGTATTGACAAACAACTCTCCAATACGTTTAGCAATGGGTCCAGCCACCTGATTAGCCAGAAGGTAATTCTTTGCTGAAAAGTCAGACTTACATCCACCGAGAACAAAGTCATCAATCGCACCTTCAATCTCACCAGCCAAGTCATGGGCTTTCTCTTCCATACGTTGTTGGATGGAAATTACATTAGATGGCGATGCATCTTTGGCAGCAACTGCATCTTTTTTATCTTTCGCATCTTGTGATTTTTGACGCTTGGTAATCTGAGCAAGTAACTTGTCAGTATTTTCGGTCAGGTGACGCATCTCGCTCTCTTGAAGAACAGAACCACTTTCAATCATACGTGCAAGAACTCCTGCCGTACGAAAGTGTTGTTCGTCCACTTTGAGTAACTCGACTGCTAATTTCTTGTCGATCTTAGCGTAGTGGGTAATGAACCACTTCTTCTTATCTTTGTCGTCATGGTTTGAATTGTAGTAATTCAACGCCATGATAAGATCTCTCATGTAGTGATCGGGATTGATTGTTACCTCAAATCCCTTTGTCATACGCTCAGTGCGTGCGATCAATTGTTTACGTTTTGCAGTATTAGACATAGGTTAAAAACCTCCAAGTTATAATATAATTATACTACAAAACTGAATTAAAGGCAAGCTAAATTTGATAATCCCCTCAGAAGTTGAGGGGATTGTTTTCTCACTTGGTAACAGTTTCGTATACTTCTACAAAGTCCTCATGATCAGCAATTTCTTGAGTCAGATTTTGCTTATGAAAAGTCTTTGCAATTTTGGCAACGATCTTGCGTGGGATCTGATGATTGTCAGAAACGTCCTTGACGATTTCTTTAATCAGATCTCGCTCAGCTTCCATACGTAGCATGGAGTTGCTGATTTCTTGAACTGCGTCTTTGATCTTTTTACGATCTTCTGGGGATGAAATTGTAATAGCCATTATTTTTTACTCACTGAAACATTACCTTTGAGGAACAAACCAAGCAGAATTGCTGCACACCAAGTTTCAAAAGTGTATGGGATTGCCAAAATTGGGAACAAGGTATTCAATGCCCAAATCGTGAAGAATGGACCAAAGATAACCAATAAAACTACAAGGGCAATAATTGCCACGATACCGATTCCTTTAAGCATATTTGTTCTCCTCAATTTCTTTGATACGCATTTCCAATACACCGATTGCTGTATTGAAGTGACCAGTGCCTTCAGCATGTGGGTTAAAATAATTTCTACGTAGCGTTTCTACTTCGTTCTTAAGAACTGCCACGTATTCTTCACGAGTTGTGTCGTAGTAAATGCTCATAATGTAAAGTCCACTTTAGTTACGGAGTCCCAGCGGAAAGATCTCCACTCAGATTTTTCTGTATCAAATACCCTAACTGCGGATCCAGTAGACGTGCCACCTTCACTTGCGGTCTTTGGAGTTTTATCTGTAGGTATTCGTCCCTCAACGAGAGTGCAACGCATTGCTCTTTCGGTTCCATCTTTTTTGGTGAAAGTAACGCACAGATCTTTGATGTTTTCATCGTGGAGTACTCCGAGTGTCCATGTTTTAAATTCTTCAAACTCTTTGTCATTCTTGAATACTGTTTGCATTGTCAAATCTCACTTTCAAATCATTAATAATTGGTTCAAAAAAATCTCTGAACTCTCGTGGTTCAAAGAAGGATGTATGTCCACTATCAATTATAACCTTACCATTCTGATCAGTCAACTTATTTTTGATAGTGAATTCAATCGTCTCGTAAGACGTGCCTTTGTTATGTTCTTTGACAATGACAGTCTTCAATAGACCATCAGATCTTCCGAACTCATATACTTTATTCAGACTCATAGGTATCCTTTTTGTGCTTAGGTTGACGAATGTAACTGACCTTAGACTCCACCACTCGCATTTTGTACTTGGGTGTTCTCAAATCCTTTGCTACAGGATTTCTAGGTTTAGGTAAATTATACTTCGTTTTCATTTGCAGGGCAACTTTAAAATTTTGCAAGCACTTTCTTTGCGAGTTCTACATCTTCAACATCATCGATCTCCGCCAGAGTGATCATCTGCTCTAGCACTTCGACTTCTCTACGAGTTGAAGCAGAAAGTTGATCTTTCCACTCCATGTATTCTTGGTAACCATCGATATCCCACATGGTGTCAAGCAACTTGACTTGACCTTTCGTCAGACCATCAATTGTAATCATGCAATTTCCTTAATGTTAGACCATTTAGCCAGTTTAGCCATCTTGGCATTCTTGGCACGATACACAGTCATTTCATCGACCATGTCACTGGCGATTAGCAATTCAATCATGCAAAGCAAATCACCGAGTTCTTCTTCCAGATGTTCCCGATTGGTAACACCATTGTATTCGTCATCCATACCAAACCGAAATACTTTACTAATTGCCTGAGTCACCTCAGCACATTCTTCCTGAGTAATCAAGAGGATCTCTTGATCTGACTCATTTTTTATTTTGTTACTTATAAACTTATTCATTTTAACCCCAATCTTTCTTATCACCATATTCTTCATTATAATCATACCCAGCATTATAGGCATGAATCTCTTCTGGTTCAGTTGCTTCGATTCGTGGACCAGAGCCACCACCTACACCACCACGATGTGGATCACGTCCACGATGGTAGTAAGAATCAGCTGCACCACGATCAAAGAACGAACCATGTTCACGATCAAACATCGCAATCTCTTGTTGCTTTTCTTTGTATGTCATTTTCATCATAACATCCCCTCACTCAAATTCATAAAATTTCACTGCAGGATCCAACTGCTTCAATTGGCGAGCCACAGTGGTCAACTCGCGATACTTCGCTTGAACAACACTGCGTGGCAATTCACCATCACATGTCAAGTTCTCGGGACTAAGGTCACCATCAATCTTGTCTGCCAAACGCTGACGATCAGCATGGGTAGAAAGACTATACTCAGTACCTTTGAAAATTGCGTTCCACTGGTTTGTCTTAGCGACATAAGCATTTAACTGTTTCATTATTTCATTCCTTTCATTGCAATAACACCAGAAAACATCAAAGCCAAACCCACTACTGCAAGAGCAGTACAAGTCAACAAAGAATTTGCAGGATCTTCCATGCCACCTACGGCACCGAACACCAACAAGAAACCTAAACCAGCCCTAATAGAACCTTGCATTTTTAACTCCTTTTCAATCATCATAAGACTATTATACTCCTACCCTGAATAAAAGTAAAGGGATAAATGCGAATCCCCTCAAGAAAAGAGGGGATTGTAAGTTGTTGATTTAGAAGGGGAAATTTACCCGATTTAGGGCTAAAATGACCAAAAATGAATGAAGAAGAGGAATTCGCTAAAAACAGCATAAAAAGGATTGCAACTGACTGGCAAAAAGTCAGGTCTTCAATCCAGTCTAAGCAGTCTACTTGCTTGTTGCGTGGTAAGTGCCGTCCCAATTTGGCGGTAACCCTTCTTCCATTCGTTCCAGCATTAGTTCGTAGTAGTGGTTCAGTTCTGGATGGTTCTTGGAAATTAAATCCCGACATAGTTTCTTAGCTCTCGTCCAATCGCCAGAGTAGTATGCATCAAGATACATCTGGTGACTGTAATCTACTGTTGCTGGTGTAAAGATCCTAACACCGATCTTCTTGCCTTTTACTGCAATACAATCTAGTTCTGCTACTTTGAATTCGTCCCGAACAAGTCGTGCAGTATCAGGTCCGAGAATAATTCGGACGCCATACGATTTGCTCTGTCCTTCAAGTCTGGATGCAAGATTAACAGAATCCCCAAGACAAGTATAATCGAAACGCTGATTGCTACCCATATTCCCAACAACAACGGTCCCAGTATTAATGCCAAGACCCATGCCAAAAGGTGGCACACCCTCTTTAACGACTTCTGCATTAAACTCATCTAAACTCTCCATCATCTGTAGTGCTGTTGTTAAAGCCATCTTAGCATGTTTTGGTTCATCAAGTGGCGCATTCCAAAATGCCATTTGGGCATCTCCGATATATTTATCTAGGGTTCCATTATTTTCAATAATTTTAGCAGTCATGGCAGTCATGTAGCGATTCATAATCTTAGTCAATCCCTGTACGTCTTCACCGTAGTGTTCAGAGATAGAAGTAAAACCACGCACGTCAGTGAACATAATAGAAAGTTCACGGGACTCACCACCAAGCGTAAGTAACTCTGGATTCTTCTGTAGTTTTTCTACGAGCGCAGGGCTGAGGTAAGTTCCGAACTGTTTCT